CTCGTTTTCCAAGTCATGGGATGCCCGCCAGTTATTTGTATCTATCCCGCTGCTGATATTCACCTGGCGGCCAAACGGTAAAGATAGATTTAATCCATTGCTGCCAGCTAAAGAACCAAACGAAGCAGGAATAATAAAAAAATCTCTCCCGATTGTAAGTTTGCTGCAATCCGGCAGCACGGACGATATATCAAACCAAGATATCCATCCATATCGGATGTCCTCTCCGTCTGTGTTCTTTCCGTCCCTTCGGCCCTCGCACTCCAAATACCACTCCACCCCCTTTGCCTCACCCCCCAATTTTTTTCTTACTGTATCAGCACCATTTTTGTATACTGCATATACGTTATCCCCTTCCCTCTCAAAGGATATCCCCCCGAGCTTGCCATCCACGCCTTCCAAGGCTTTCCTGCTTACCACGTCCGTTTCTGTCCCCTGGTTTACCGCATCGGTTACTTTGCGAAAGCCTGCGCCAGCTGACAGCAGGTCTCCTATAACTTTGCTTATCTTCCCCATGATCTTTGGCATGGTTTCGCCGTTTGCAATATTTTCCCTTGTACTAGCCTTGGTAAACTGCACCTTGTTATCTATCGGGCTACCTTTTAATACCAGTCCTTCTTTTTCCTGCCGGGATAAAAACTGGCGATCTTCATCTATCTCTACATTCCTGGCCAGCACCCCCAAATCAAATTGGTAGACACGGCCTTCATGTTCCTTTTGGATTTTTTTTACAAGTTGATCCATTTTTAAATTCTCCTTACCTTATTATGGCAATATTTCCTATATAACCATTTACAGATGTCATAACATACACTTTTCCGACCGACGGCGCAAACAGGCACATGACGGTTATGCCGCCCGTCCTATTTTCTGCTGTCAGGTAATGCTTCTCGTTTTCCAAGTCATGGGATGCCCGCCAGTTATTTGTATCTATCCCGCTGCTGATATTCACCTGGCGGCCAAACGGCAGGGATATCTTAGCCCCTATCGAGCAATGCGCAGGGATAACAAAAAAATCCCTCCCGATTGTCAGACTTTTATAATCCGGCAGCAATGATGTTATACTAAACCAGGATATCCATCCATATCGGGTGTCCTCTCCATTTGTGTTCTTTCCGTCCCTCCGGCCCTCGCATGCCAGGTACCATGTTACCGCTTTTGCCTTATCACCCAATTTTTGCGTACCTGTTATTTTTTTCCCCCCTACCCATGCCGTTTTCCCGTTTGTGATGTCTGCTGCCGCCGCCGTCCCCGCTGTCTGGTTGGCAAGGCTATTTCCTGTTACCTTCCCCGCCCCATTATGATATCCTGCAGGAATTGTATAGCTTCCTCCGGCATTCAGCGATGCATTCACCGCGCCACGGTTTGTCATTGCCCCCGTTATTTTTATGCCTTTCACCCATGCAATCATCCCGGCCAGTATATGTGCCGCCGCTGCCGTCCCTGCCGTCTGGCTGGCAAGGCTGTTCGCCGTTATTTTCCCTGCCCCATTATGATACCCGGCAGGAATCACATAGCTCCCACCCGCATTCAGGGTGGCTGTCACCGCGCCCTTATTAGGCATCGTTCCGGCTACCCCCACCGCTGACGCATTGCTGAAGGTATACGGAGCCAGCACCTGCGCTACCCCAGCATTCCCTGCTGGACGTTGTATCCTCCTTATATTGTCTGCCAACTCTTTGAATTCCGCATCTGCCGCCGTAGCTACTCCCTTGTCAGTGACGGCAGATGCCACCAGATTCTTTCCTTCACTGACAGACTGAAAAACCTCCGCAATCTGAGCCTCATATCCATCCCATTTTTCTTGTTTGGATGCGGTCACATGTACGGCGCTGTTTCTTGTATGTGCCTGGTATTCCACCTCACTGGCTTTGTTCCCTATGGCCGCTTCCAGCGCCTCTATGACTCCCTCATGCTCCAACATGGCGGCAGCAATTTCTCCTATTGTATCCAATGTACTCGGCGCTCCGTTAATCAATTCCGCAATCTTTTGATCCGCATATCCCGTTGCCTGTATGTAAGTGTCATCTGCATAATCTTTTGCTTCTGACAACGCCCCTGCTGCATTTCCCTCCGCGTCTGCCCCTACCTCTGCCGCAGTATAGGAAGGCTTCGCCTGCTGCTTTGCCCACTCTGCTATTTCCGTCTTCTCCAGCAGCTGGTTCGTTACCCGGTCCACAATTTCATTGATAAGGTTCTGCATCTGCTCGGTCACTGCATGAATATGCTCGATCTGTTTCGGTATCTCATCCTTTTCATAATTTGTTTCCGGATAAAAGGGCTGCCCGCGTACATATAATTGTTCTGTATTCATCCTCCACACCTCTTTACGCTGATACTGTCCGGGAATCCCCCGTTTCCACTTTCACTTTTCCCCCTTCTTCATCCAACACATACACCGCGTTCTCATCACCTTCATCATATGGCATTTCTTCCACCATAAAGCGAATTTCATTTTTTTCCATCGGCATATGTTCCGTTCCTATTGTCACCTTTCCGCGCTCTTCCATTTCCCGGACAAACGCATAAAAATATTTTTTCCTCAAAAAGTCATTCGTATCAGAATCAAAAGTAATATTGGCCGTATTGCTTACCTTGATGCCAATATTATAAAGGTACTGCACCTCCCGCTCTGAAATGGCAGGAATCCTGTCCCCTTCTTCATCCTGCCCAACAATAATTAATTCCTCCCTCCCCCGGTCTGAATCCCATGCTACTATCCCTATCTGCCGCAGGTAATACTCCTCTGTCACTTCCAGATTGGTCAGCGTGCAATGTATTGTAGCCATGTCTGTTTCTGCCGATATGCCGTCGATCTGAAGCCCCTGCTTCTTGTCCGCTATCTGCGTCAGAAGATCCGGATCTACAGAGAATTCCGACCCCACATCCGCGCGGAGCAGATGCATATTGATGATCCGGCTGTTTACCCTTGTCAGATACTTAATCCCTCTTTCCGTCAATATATAATTCATTGCACCATCCCTTCCCTTATTTCCAGCTTTATTCCGGCCGTTCCTATATACTCTTTCTTGTAAAGCCCATCTATATCGGTCTCTCCATCCTCCACAGGAAGGTACATGCCATATACCCCCACATGTTCCGTCATTTCCGCCCTACGTATAAGGACCTGGATAAACCTGTAGTCAAGATGCGCCGGCCTGGCATAGTAAACTGCCTCTGCTGCAATCCCCAGCTCCACCAGGTATTCCTTTTCTACATATATAACGAAACTGTAATCCGATGGATATTCTTTAATAAATACCCTGTCCGCATCCAAAGTCTGCAGTACCAGATTTTCCAGCATCTTTACTGTTGCCGGTGTTATTGTATTCTTTTTTGCAAGAACCCTTGCCCGTCTTTGCCCTATATCCATGGAAGGATCCGGTGTAACGCCAAAATCACGCTCCCACCGCTCCAATGAAAAGGTTGCCGTTTTAACATAAAACTGCTTTACAATTTCCTCCAGCCTTCTTTTCATCTGGTCGAGTTCCGGCTGCTCCGCATGAAACAGCTCCGCAATTTCATTCATACAGGATACAAATCCCGGTACTGTGTCCTTCAGCATCATGCCCCTCCTAATGTGACCGCTACCATGCCCAGCACCGGGAACTGCCGCTTCGTAAGCTTTACGCTTTTTTCCTTCCCGTTTATGCGGTAGCTGACAATATCCTTAGTCCCTTCGCAGTTGAACAGCAGATCGGCAATTTTCAAATAAGAAATAATATTGCCTTCATACCCCCTATAATTATCAAAGCTGAATGCCTTAAAATAATTTTCCATCTGTTCCTGCATCTGCCGGATAATATGTTCCGCACTGCTGCCTGATACGGCAAGAACCACTGCATCCACGCTCACCCCTACTGGCTCCGCGCCTGCTACAAGCACATCCGCGCCGATCGTGCGGCTCTCTTCTATATGTTCCGCCACCCTTTGCACCAGTATATCCGGCGGCTCCGTATTTCCGTCCCCGATAATAACCACGTCCACCGTCCCCTTCCCTCTGGCCAAATCGAATACTTTCACTTTTTCAACACCTGTCACCTCCAACGCCCACTGCCGATAATGGGCTATATTCCCGCTGGTCGGCGGCATGCGTATTTTTTCCAATGTGCGGGCTATCAGCCTCTCGTCTGTTTCTACATCAAAACCGCCTTCCGCATCCTCCGGGTTAGTGATCTGCCTTATCCTTGTCCTGTTCCCCAGCACCTTGCTGATGCACCCTGCCAGCACATTCCCGCGGCTTCCCGCTTCTTTGCAGACAGCCTTAACCACTGCTATCCCGGTGTCTGGTATATAGAAGGCCTCTGTCACAAATATAATATCATCTGCCGCCACTTCCATCGGCTCATACCGCCCCATCTGTCCGTTTACCTCCAGATACGCGACTGCGCTTGTCGCCTGGTTCCTTGCAACACCGCAATCCCCGCATGCCAGGTCGGCCCATTCGCCATAGGATGTCGCCACAAAAGCCTTGTCCAGTATCGTCTCAATATCCTCTGAATAAATCCTTGCCAGTTCATTCGCTACGGCCTGCAGATTGTCCGCCGTCCAGCTCCCCTCCATGCGGCTCGCCCCGCAAAGCATCCTGTCTTTCATCCTTTTGCAGATTTCTTCAAATGTATTGCTCATGTCACATATACCTCACTGCTCCATGTAAATCGGTCATATACTGTCGCCACTTCAAAAGTAACGAGGCAGCATGATTTTCCCTTCCAGTCATAGGAAAAACCGGCCAGCTCCTGTATATAAGGATTTACCATGACTGTTTCTGTTATGTGGCGCCGGATTTCGCTTTCTATGATCCCCCTGTCCTCGGACAAGCCTAATACAGCATCCACTTCTGTTCCGTATTTATGGGAATAAGCCTGGTAAACAAAGCGTTTCGTCTTCAGCGCCTTATAGATCCATATCTTAAGCGCTTCGTTCTTCTCCACAAGATAATATCTTCCTGCTTTCTTTTTCAGGCAGTTGTTATCGTAGTCATAGGCCAGTTCTTTATATTCCGGCAGTTCACCGGTGCCTCCAGCAACAGCCTGTGCTGCCATAAACGGAAATAGTCCCATTACATCATCACCGCCTTCCCCAATACCAGGAAGCTGTTCCCTACCCTCTGAACCATGACCGTATCCCCGGCTTGTATCTTTAACTTCCTGTTAAGCTCGTTTAAATAGGATTTTAAGCTTCCAGAAACATATTCCTCCCCTTCCAGTATTTCCTCCAGCGGATCCTCCGGATAAATCCATCCCTCATTGCAGTAGATGTTATGGTCAATAAGAACATTATTATAACTGATGGCCAAGGGATCAATCGATGCCACAACGCACACCGCCATTTCAAAAGAATTATTGTATTCCCCTTCTTCCCTCATGGCATTCACCAGTCGGCTGTATGGTGTTTCCATCAAACTACCTCCTTAAATTCCAGCGTCAATGTCATCTGGTGCAGCGTTCCTTCAAAATTATGGGTGTCCGATATGATTTTGAAGCACCCGGTAATATTGGTACTGACATCTGTAATATAAACCGCCTTCCCGGCCGTGCATAAAATGTTTCCCACAGCTGATATGTTCCCTGTCTCTTCCACGCCTTTTAAAAGCCTGGATGCTTCGGCGGCTGCTTCCTTCCCCTGTTCCTGTTTATAAGTTTCCTGCATAAGGCCGTATAAGGATATCTGCTCCTCTTTTGACACTTCGCCGGCATAGGCGGAGCTGCCGTCAAGTATTACCACGCGGTTTACCATAGCTTCGATGCTGCTTGTATAGGATGCATCTGTGACATCCGTATTGCCTGACAGATGCGCCGCTACTTCCATCCCTGGTTCTTTTATATGCAGGGAATCCCCTTCCATCTGCAGGTAATAATCCGCTTCCCCATATGCATCTTTTATTATCTGGTAAATCGTTTTATCTCCTGTGCTGATGATCTCCGTAGCCGCCCCCTTTTCCAGAAGCCCTCCCACAGCGATCCCGTACTCGCCGCAGACTGCAGAGGCAATTTCTGCCGGCGTTCCCTGGTATACCCCGTACGTTTTCACCTTTCCCATATACCATGCCAGATCCACCGCGTTTACAGAAACCGTCACGCCCGCTTCCTGTCTGCTGGTGCTTACCACGACACCCAGAAAAATAAGCCCGCCGTCATAGGCGGCAATATTTGCCCCGTTCTCCACGATAATCAAGGGGATGTTGCTGTCCTCCCTTGTAAATGCATAGGTAAAAGAAAGTTTGCGTGCTATCTGGCTGCAGTCCCCCGACCAAGTAACCTTCTCCACCCATGCCGATATATTCTTTCCGTTTACTGTTATTTCCATATTTTAGGCATCTCCAAAACCATCCCTGTTTCCAGCCTGTCCGGATTGGCAATTCCGTTTGCATCCGCGATCTTCTTCCACATCCTGCCATCGCCATAGTACCTGGCTGCCAGCCCCCACAGGCTGTCGCCTGTCTTTACTGTCACCTTTTTCGGTATTTTTACGCCCCCGCCCCTTTCCTTCAGTTCATCGCCGCCCACATTTCCTGAAAATGCAGTGGTCGCGCTGGCTGGCACGTTCAGCACCCTATATTCCGTAAAACTCCAGCTGATATATATGTCAAGCTGCCCCTCCCGATACTGCTCCTCCATATTTTCTACAAGGAACATGGTATTGATGTCCGTGCCTGACACAATGATCCGCAATGGCTGCCTGCCGTTTTTCCACTGCTTCATCTTCACCACAATCTCTTCCGGGTTTCTACCTTTATAAAAAGGGGAATTGGGAGCCGGCAGGAAGGTGTTTACCACCATTTTAATCGGCCCCCTGTTTCCAGCAACCGCCACCTCGCCAACATTTAAAAGGTTTATTGTTTTATTCCCGCTGCCCTGCGTGACAGACAGTTCCTTTGGGTTCACCGGGATTTCAAAGCCTCCCCCGTTCCCTTCGAACCTTATTACCCTTGTGTTTGCCATCTTCCCGTCTTCCTTACATATTCTTTCTTGCCTCGTCGATCTTTTCTGCCAGCTTTTGTGCCACTGCATCGATGTCCGACTCGCTGCGCACTTCCATCCTGTCAATATGGATGTTTATGCCTCCATGCCCTCCAGCGCCAGCCAGCAGTCTTCCTGATGAAGAATTGGAGTACACCCTGCTCCCTCCCGGGAGATCCACGATCTCGGGGCCGTTTTCGCCGACCACCGAATAGCCGCCGCGCCAGTATGAGGTCCCTGTTGCATTATGGCCTACATTCCCGGATGCCGCGCTGCTGTCCCCGCCGCCAAACAAAAAGTCCTTGACTTTCCCGGCTCCCTCTGCCAGCAGGCTGATTCCTTTTCCAATGCCGGTTACAATCGGCTCTATCACCGACCACACCGTTTCAAATATGCTCTGGATATACGGGAATGCCCATTCAACGGCTGACGCAAACAATCCGATTCCTTCTATTGCCAGATCAAGGATCGGCCCGGCTACTGACCATGCTGTTGACAGCACGGAAGAAAGCGCTGGCCCCGCTGTTTCAAATACCTGCTGTAAGAACCCTGCCTTGCTGCTTACCAAGCCTAATACTTTCTGGATTTTTCCCCCTGCTTCTGAAATAATTCCCGATACAGCCGGAAAAATTTCGCTGGCCATACTGCCAATCCCAATGAATATGGGCTGCAGGTTCTGCAATACCGGCTGCCAACGCTGCCACAGCTCAGAGGCATTTTCTCCTATCTGCCCAACCAGCGGCCCTACTTTCTCTGCTGCCGCGCTGAAGGCAGCTTCCATTTCCGGCAGATGCTCCACCAGCTTGTCCAATGCCTTTACTATATACGGAAGCGTTTTCTCCCCTATGCTTGTCAGCATCACTGACCCGGCATTTTTTATCCGGCCGGCCATGGCCTGCACAGAATCCGTCTGGGTTTCAAATGCCTTTTGTGCAATCCCTGAAGCTTCCGCCATGGCCGCAGTTTTTTCCGAAAAATTTTCTGCCTGTGCGCCGGTCAGCGCCAGCACTGCGTTTTTGGCCTCCACAGAGGAAAACAAGTTGGCAAAAGCCACTTCATCCCCGTTGACCTCTTCCTTCAGCTTTGACAGGATGCTCCCCAGCCCTTCCGACTCCAAGGCGGCCGCCCCTGATTCATATCCCATTTTTTTCAGGGCTTTGCTCATTTCCGTCCCCGGCGACAAAAACGACTGCATAGTTGCCTTCAGCTGCGTAGTAACCTCCGCCGTGCCTCCGGTAACGCCTGTCAGCGTAGCCATTGCCCCGAACAGTTCTTCTTCCGAAACTTTAAGCGTGGATGCCAGGGGAACTACCTGGCCGATGCTGGAAGCCAGTTCCGGGAAAGACGTCTGCCCAAGCTTCACCGTTGCAAACGCCAGGTCGGCTGCCTTCTGCATTGCCTCTGCGGATGTATCGCCGTACCCTTTCGTCACCGCTGACAAAAGATTGACGGAGTCCGTTGTAGTGGCATTCCCGGCTTTTGCCGCCTTTGCCGCGATTTCCAGCTGTTTCACGGATTCCGCCGATTCCCCGAATGCGGATACAACCTGGTACAGCCCGTCCGTCAGGTCGCTGGTGGCAACCCCTGTCTCTATCGAAACCTTTTTCAGGTCTGCCCCCATGCTTTGGAGCTTCCCTTTCACATCCCCGTCCAGAAGGGTTCCGACATTCTGCATCTGGGATTCGAACGCCACGGCATTGGATACCGCAGACGTTCCTGCAGCCGCCACTGCCGCAAATGCAGCCGCCGTCCCTGCCAGCGCCGCTTTTCCAAGAGCCTTGCCGACAGCGGAAGCGCCTTTGACCGCGATATGGACCGTCTTGTCCTTTACCTTCCCCAATGCCCCGGTTACTTTTTTGATTCTGTCTTGGGCATGTTCTGTCTTAGCTGTGATTTCCACGGCCTTTCTGCCAATCGGCTTCAGCTTCTCTTTTACTTCTTCAATCGCTTTATATGCAGCAGTGTTTTTTATGCGTATTTCCTTTTCCCTGATTTTCTGTTTCTCCAAGCCCCCCAGTTCCCGCCGCGCTTTTTCTACTTCCCCCCGGAAGCCTCTGGAGGATTCCTTTGCCTGCCGCAATACTCCGGATACATTGTCCTTCAGGGAAAGGACCGCCCCAAAGACTTCCGCCATAAAATTTACTTCTCCATTCCCATCCATTTAAGAAGGACACGGAGCAGGGCATTTTCAAATGCCCCCTCCATGTCCTTTATCCGCTTCTGCTCATTTAATTCGGCAATCGCCAGATAAGTGATCCTTTCATCCCTGTCCAGCGACAGAATCTCCTCCGGGCGGTATCCCCTGTCAAGGTAATACCCCAGCAGGTACCCGACTGGCGACTGCCTGATTAATTTTTTACTTCTTCCGTTTCCTTGATCACTTCTATGTCGCTTTCCTCATAAATGCCTGATATTTCCAGTATCCTTTTCGCGATCTTCCTGCGGTCTGCCCGCTTGAAAATATCCGCCACTTCATAGTAATTCTTTATATCCCCGCTCTCTTTTAATTCTTTTGCCAGTTCCTGCAGCTCCGGGGACGACATATATATCATGTATTTATCATTAATACTGTCATCTTCGGAGAAAGCGCTGATATCAGCAAATTCCTGGTCCGTCAGGGCGGTTATTGTAATCTCTTCCTCCAGGTCAGGGATATGCAGCCCTTCCTTCCGCTGTTTTTTCCTTTCTTCCAGTTTTTTTCTTGCCTTTTCCGCAAAACTAACAAATTTTTCTTTCTTATCATCCATTTCTCCATCCTCCATTTTTACTGTTCTGCTTCAATTTCATCCAAAAGGATCATATTCGACGGGGTAAACACAAACGGCACATCCTGCTTGACCACGCTTCCTTTCTCCCATTCAAACCCGTATTCGCTGAATGCCACGTTCCCTATCTGGTACCGCTCCGTCTGCCCGCCGGCAGCATCCGGGTCCTTCAGCTTGGCAATAATCGTCGTCCTGACATCCTCGCCGCGCATCGCTTTCCTGCGGTAACTGTCAAACCTTGAATATGTCTTAACCAGCGAAAGGGTGCCTTCCCCTTTTGCCCCCGTGATTTTGGTATCGATATCCATGCCGGTCTGCACTTCTTCCCTGTTCACCGTCACCTTTGCGCTGATCTTGTTTATCTCCGCAATTTTAAACCCTTCAACCCATACTTCGGCCCATGTTCCTGCCAGATGGCGGTTTCCTTTAATCTCGTTCAATTTTCACCACTCCTGTCTACATATTGATATTCAGCTGCAAGTCCTCCATGGCATCCAGCATCGCCACCTTCCCGCATACAAAAAGGAAGGAACCCGTATTGGCCTCGCGTATCTCCTGTATTGTCATCGCGCCTGTGTCTTCATCCCTTTCCTTCAGGTATGCCTCGTTTGCCGCCGCATCCACCTCGATATAATTTTCATGGCTGCCATTCAGCACGGTTCCCTCCAGGTTCCCAAAGTACTCGTTTACCGCCCCGACAAATACCTGTTTATTGTCATATGTATTCGGCACCTTTCCTACAAACTCATCTTCATATGTCGTCCTGATGTCTGTCAGGATAAGGTCCGCCCCTTCCACGATCTTGATCTTTTTAAAGTCCTCCGGCTGTTCTTCCGTCACTGTCACCAGGCTCGTGACGCCCCGGCCTATTTTATATTTCTCGCCGTCATAAATAATAACCAGCTTCCCGCTGTCAATTTCCCCGTCCGGCGACTGCGGCAGGTCAAGGTCCACGATTTCATCCAGCACGTAGTAGGTACTGGATACAGACAGGGAAAGCCCTGCCAGTATGCCGGCAATCCTCGCCGTATATTCAGCAGCTGTATACTCCTTGATTTCCTTGGAGCCTTCCCAGACCACGGCAATGCCTGTCATGGCAAAATTAACAATCCCTTCATGGTCTGCCGCAGTGTCAGGCAGCACCGCCTTGACTTTCTTTTTGTCCGCCCTTGCCTTTTTTATGTAATCCGCAACAGCCCCTGCTGCTTCCGGAGTACTTTCCGGGTATGCCAGCCAGTCATAATTCAATGTTTCAAACAGGGCGACCGTTTTCTTTATGTCCACCATGCCTTCCTGCATTTCCGCCCTGACTGCCACCACCAGCCTCGGCCCCCCAAGGAAAGCCATCCGGAGGTAATCGTAATTTCTTCCCGACCAGTCGCCTTCCTCCACTTCATCCCATTTTTCATAAGGCACCAGTTTCTGGTCTTTTGTATCATCATGCAGGACAAGCAGCACCATGCCCCTGCTGCTCCGCTTGATAAAGGTCTTTGCCTTATGGATAAATTTGATTGATATTTCCGGTAATCCCATCCTGCTTCCTCCTATAGCCTGATCCCAAGCTCTTTCATGAACGGGACCTGCATCCCGTCTTTCCCGTTTCCTGCATCCGTAAATTCAAGCCGGAACTTATAATGCGCTACCTGGTCCGTGATTTCCATGGACGCATTCTGGACAGTAAGGCGGCGGTCGCCGACCGCCAGCACGGGCCTCAGGATGCCGTCCAGCGTTTCCAGCATCCGGTAGTTTTTTTCATAGGAAGTAAAATCCTCTTCCATAAAAAGTATGTCCACCAGAAAGCTCTTTTCTGTATGGCTTCCAGCCGCCGCAGTGGAAAAACTGCCCGGCACGATATTAACCTGCAGCATCGGGTAATTCCTCCTGTGTATTTCCTCTCCATAAATATTTTCAATATCCGTGCCGTTCCTCAGCTCCCTGACCACCGCCAGCCGGATGTCTGCCAGCGCCGTCATTTCAGCGCCTTTCCCAGGTCCTGAAACATTTCCTCCACATCCTTTCCCATCTGCCCCTCCTTATACTCCTGGATCCCCTTTTCCAGCATGTACCTGCCGTTTACAAACCCTACGGTTTTTTTTGCCCGCACCACCCTATATCCATTATTGACAGGACCCGCATATTCTGCATCGTTTTCTATCCAGATCAGGAATTCCTTTCCCTCTTTGTCCAGACGCGCGCGCCACCTTCTTCTTAAATTCCCCGTATCAACTGGCGTTCCTTTTTTTACCAGCTTTACAACCTTCAGCCCCATCCTTCCTGCATGCCTGCCCACGATTTCATTTTCCCATGCCGAAAGCCCATGGCTGAAAGCCGCTTCCAGATCTTCCAGGCTTTTCATTATGCTGTTCCTTCTATTATCATTTTGGTTTCCCCATGGGAACCGGCATAAACAAAAGTTTTTCCCGTCCTTCCCCGGAAGTGTTCCCCCGCCTGTGTCACGACCTCCGCGCAGTCATTTTCCTCCAGCCTTATATCCGGCATGGCAAACAGCACGTATCCCGCATTCTTTCGGAAAACCACCCCTTCCCGGTCAGGGGCTTCATTTTTTGACTGGCTCAGGGCGCAGGGGGCGGATTCATACACCATCCTTTTCCCTTCCTTTGTTTCCCCGGTTGTTTCATCCTTATAGGAATAATAACGGGAAACCGTAAGCCGGTCATGGTATGTTCTTGCCAGTATTTCCGCTTCGCTCATTCTTAGCCCCCTCTTTTTTCTTTTTTTCACTGGAAAGCTTGCCGCTTTTCTTCCGGTGCATATACCTTAGTTTTTCAACGGGCCTCATATTCTTCCTTTCCCGGACAGGGGCAATGCTATCCCGTCCGCAGTTTCCTGAATCCGTTCAATGCTTTCAAATGCCGCTCCGTAAAGCTTTCCGCCGTAATGGCCGTGGAATAATTGATCTGCGTGTCGCCGCGTTTAATGCTGGCCACATTGCCGCCGTTGTCATTTCGGAAGCCGTTTGCCACCAGCTCCCTCACGACAAATTCCAGCGCGGCCGGGACTTCGCGGATATGGCAGTAGCCTTTTATGGCATCCTCCGCGTCCCCGACCATAATATTCAGGATATCATCCTGCCCTGTTTCCTCCAGCGGAAGAGAAAGCACCTTCTTAATCTTTTCCAGTGTTGTCAGCTCTGCTCCCATCCCCTTCTCCTTTGGCATCCTTCGCTTTTTTATTTTCCTTTCTTTCTGCAGCAGCTTTTTCCTCCTGCTTCCCGGAATCTGTCAGGCCAACGCAGATATAGCCTTTTGCTTCCAGCTCTGACTTCCTCTTTTCCGTAGTCGCTATTTTTTCCTGGTTCATTTTTCTCATAATGTAGTTTTTCCCCATTTCCTTCCTCCTGTCATATTTTTCCTGTTCCTGTATGCGGAATAATGCCTTGCAAATCCTTTTTCAAACTTTCTAACATGTCCTCTAAACAACAACTGTTTCAGCGGACAAAGAACTTTCCCCTCTGGTTCTGAAAAATCATAGCTTCCCTCTTCATCCTCCCACATAAAATGAGCCGACTGGAAGCGGAGCTTCCCCGTTACTCTTGGCCTGCAGAAATAAATTTTTACATTTTTATTATGCATTTTTGCTTTTACTGCCTCAATGAAGCAATTAGATATATAATACCTGCTTTCTGCCTTATCCTGTTTCATATCATTGCCCTTTAATATTAATTCTGTCTGCTGAAATCCATTTCGGAAGCCCGCCCTATTGCCCTGCTATATTCGGCCGGATATTCCCGAGCTGGTTCTTCAGCACCCAAAGCTCATGGTATTTTCGGTATCCGATAAACCAACAATCCCCATGCTGGTAAGTATTCGGATCAAAAATTTTGATTTTGTCCTGTTTTGATACGGCAATCGGCGCTTTCTTCGGCATGACGATCCAGTTGATGTCCTTTGCGCCAGGCCCTTCCTCAAACCCGCCTTTTTCTTCCCCTTCTGCCATCCCGTCCGCAAAAATATAGGATGTTTTCATCCGGGCAGACGGCACGGGGAGAAGAGGCACGTCATTTACCATATTGATTTTTGTGTGGATGCTGCCCTGCACAAAATCAGCTATCGCCACAACCTTCCGGAACGCCTCCAGTTTTTCCAGCTCCGATTTTACAATGCCGTTTATGCTGCATACCAGCGGCACTGTTTCCCCTACAAGGTTCTTGACAAAATTAATGTCATCTAACAGGGCATCTAACACAGTCGCCTTGTCTACCGTATAAACCTTTTGGGTCGCCTCTGCCAGCGCCGCAATTTTGCTGTAACGGTAAGCATCCACCTCCGGCACTACCTTAGTCCTTTGGAATTCCCCTGCTACGGTAGATGCATTGGCTACAAAGTTGCTTTCGTTGACATCCATTTCATCCAGCCGGAATGAGGTGCCCCTGTCCATCCCCATCGTCAGCGTCTGGTAAGAAAGGGTGACGCCCCCTGCTGGATATCCGTCATCCCTCTGGTAATCCTTTAACCCGGTCAGCTCCATCAACGGCACTTTTACTTCCCTGCCCCCGTTATAGCGGACCTGCCCGGCATTTGCCTCCATCCACCCGGAAGTAGATGCTTCCACCATCTTTCTGTCAAGCGCTTTCTGCAGATTCTGCGCATATTCCAATGTATTTAAAGCCATTTCCATTCCTCCTGTCCCTGTTTACAGATACTTTTCGATTTCTGCCGAAAACCCGCCGGATCCGGCCCCGCTTCCCGCTTTCGGCGTGGTCCCCTTCATCCTCTGCTCCACCTGCGCCTGGACCGCGAGGTCAAATTCTTTTTTGAAAGCGCTGATGTTCTCTCTTGTCTTCTCTATATCCGCGCCAATCAAAAAATCCGCAAAGCCCGCAGGTATGCCTTTTTCATGCAGGATATCCTTTGTATCGTTTTTCAGTTCCCGGAGCTGCAGATCTTTCTCCCGTTTTTCCAGCTCCTCTTCCCGCTTTTTCCCCTCGTACTCTTTTACTTCCTCCGGTTTCATAGACGCCTTCTTCAAGGCCTCCTCCACCGCGTTTTTGACAGCTTCCGTTTTTTCAGCTTCCAATTCCTCCCTAAGCTTTCTCAGGCTTTCCTCCATGGAGGGTTCGCCGTCCTGTCCGGCTGACTTCTCCTCTACGGTTCCGGCCAGAATTTCGGCCGCCTTATCTTCCGCCCCTGTTCCGTCCTGGCCGCCGGTTTTTTCCTCTGCCGGCTGTTTTTCCATCTCATCCATTTCCAGATACCTCCTTTATTTTTTTGTATATGAAAAAAGACTACACATTCGTGTAATCTTTTCCTTCCTGGAATCAATAAAAATTGTCTTCCTTCTCCTTATGCTCCGGGCGCAGGTCATAATAATCCACATGGTTCCTGATGCAGTATTCCAGGTCTTCCATAAACCCGGCCACGGATTCCGGATCCCAGCTCAATGCTTCCGTGCTGATATCCTCCAGCCCTGCGTCCAGGTACCGCCCAAGCAGCTCCTGCCATTTCTTTTCTTCCCCGCACGCTTCCGGCGGATCCTCCAGGTATTTGGGGATTCTGTCATCCATTCCTTACCATCTCCTCGTATTTTCGGAAAGCAGAAGGGAAAAAATCCTTAATAATCCCTGTTTTCTGCTTATCCCCGCTTAATGATGCTTCATAAAAATGCGCGAACGCTTCCCTCTCTATGCCGTCCTTCTTCTGCTCCCAGTATGCAGCGCTGTGTCCATAGCCTCCCCGGCACTTGTTCCCGGTCAGCCCGCCCAGCAGGTCGGAAACGCTGTGGCATTCCACAGGCTGTATATTCTTCGACACATACTGGTAAGCTTCTTCCATAGTAGCACATCTCCCCCCAGCGATCAACGACCTGAAAACCCTTGCCCCGTCGTCTTCCAGCGTCTCCCGGAAGCCTCTTTGGGATGACGGCCTCCCCAGAAGCTCATCCATATGATGCCCGATCTCATGGAACAAAGGGACAAAGCGCCCCCGCTTGTCCAGATAGGCCTTCCCCATATTGATGCGGATGCCCCCCTTGTCCGCAGAATAGGATGCAATTCTCGGCGATGTATTGATGATATGTATCCTGTCATAATATTTTAACAGGAGTTCCGCCTCTCTTGTCCTGCTTTCCTCCACGATCCGCCTGACCATTTTCCCGTACTGGGTATGATCCAGCTTTAGCGGCTCCTTCAGGTCTGCCGCCCGATCCAGGATCCTGCCGACATCCCTTTTGAATTTACTGTCTCTTTTTTCCTCTTCCACATGCTGTTTCTTCCATTCTTTATAAGTCATATCCCCCGGGACCTCGTAATATTTCCCTCCCCCGTTTTTCGCCAGCCTCTTCCCGGCAGCCTCTTCCCCGCTGCCAAAAGCAGCCACTGTAGTACTCCTGCAGTTCGGATGCATCGGCGGATAATTTTTCCCCGGCACTGCATCCTTTAACAAGAATACCTTCCCATCCAGTTCCTGACATGCTTTGCTGGTTCTGCCGTCCAGTGTGGCCAGGTATTCATATTTTTCCACCCCGCATTCTCCATATGCCTTCCTTGCTGCCTGTTCATAAATATAAGCTGTTTCCGTCCTGACAAGCCGGTAGGCGTTGTTCCTGCTGACCTCCATCCGCCTGCCGACTCTTTCTGCCATCTTTTTAAGGCTCTCGCCGCGGATCAGCCCTATTGTTATATTCTCCCTCAAGCTATGTGACAAATCCCTGCAATGTTTCCACAAAGCATCTGAATAATTATTTCTCCCATAGAAGTTCAGCACCGCCCTCCTGACCGCATCCTCGTTCACCACCGCAAAATTTTTTCCGAACCCTGCCATCTGCTGGTTCCGGAAGACAGCCCGATAATAACCGTCCCGATACTGATCTGCCAGGAAGTCGTAAATATTGGCCTGGTTCTCGTCATACATATCCAGGAGGATTTCCTCGATCTCCACATGCAGCAGCTCCAGCCGGCTGATCTGGCCTTTCTTCGTATAAGCGGCCAGGGCGCTTTCGTATTTCCTGTGCCGACTTTCCATGGCTTCCACTACGGCTTCCGGCAGGGAATCCTTCCTTCCGGCCAGCTCCCGCTGCCTTTCCGCCTGCCCCCTTGCCCTTGCCCCGAAATCAATCTTCTTAAAATCCGCGCGGCTGATTTTCTGCTTTGCTTCCGCAAGGCTGATTTTTTCCTGGTCCGCAAACCTGCCATACATGCCCTCTATTTCTTTTTCGATTTCCTCCAGCGCCTTTTTGTACAAGGGGGCCACCGTTCCCACGAGGAAGTCCTCCCCGGTATTCGCGCTCCCCGCCTTGTCAAACAGATACCTGCGGTTCCAGTACTGGCGGCTATTCATCTCCCGCCTCCATCAGCCTCCTGATATCGATTTTGGGAAGCCCCTGTTCTTCCAGCATCTCTTCCCTTATCTTTTCCATTTCTTCCCCGGTGTCCTCCACGATGCTGCTCGGCAGCTGCTCCAGCACGGTGCCATGGCTTACGACCCCTTCCAGGTTCCTGGCGTTTTCTATCATGTCGGCTATATTTTCAATAAAATTCCTTTCATACTTGCGGCTTACCTGGTCCGGGTCAAAATTCTTGTTCATCTTCCGGTTCAAAAAACCGGCAATGATCCTTGTTTTTTTCCGCTGCGCCGCCTCAAACCGGTTTTCCTTCATAATCGCCAGCTCTTCCAGCCCTATCAGCTTGTACTTGATGGCTATGCCCGTCAGGTTTCCTGCAAAGCTGGCATCGGACAGGGCCGGCACCTGGGACAGGAAGAATATGTTGTCATAAAGGCGGTTTTTATAATTTTCTACCGCCGTGTCATTAATATCCTTCACAAGCCATTCCGCCTGCCCCTTTTCATCCAAAAACAGGATCCTGTTTTTGCGCAGGTTCCTGACCATGTTGTCCGAATCCCCGTCCGCCCCGGCCCCGTCTACGCTTGCCATGTCCTCCAGGCCGCCGGAAGCCCCGGCGATGCACAGGTAGGCGTCCGTAAAGTACTCCATGTCGTTCCCCGTGTCCGACTGCGCCTTGTCATAAGCATCTATCAAGGGGATTTCGTCCTCATAATCGCCGGTGCATTCCTCGTTGTTCCAGTACAGGACCACCGGGATGTCATCCAGGCCATGGGCGGCGGCGTCCACCAGCCCGAAGGTCCTGGATTCGTCCTCCCTGCTGTAATAAATAATATCACTGTCCGTATAGACTGCCGCATGCTCGCACAGCAGCTTCCCGTCAATGTCATAATCGGACCAGATCCGCACCACGCATTCCAAAAACTCGTCCACCGTGACGCCGTAGACCGGTATGAATTCATCCGCCGCCATCTTCTTTGAACGGAGGTCCGCCTGTTCGTCCACATAAATCAGTTCTGCAGAAATCCCTTTTTTGCTGCTTTCCTTTGCAAGCTCGAAATTCAGGCTGTTTATGTAATTCTTGTTTAAAATTCCGTTTAAAGCCTGTTTAAACTCTTCGTCCTCCACAATGTAGCGCACCGGCTTCCCCATGAAATAGCTCGTGGCCATGTTGCTGATATATTTCGCGAACCCATGGGCCAGCCGGTTGTTGGGCTTTCCGCCATCCATTGTGCGCGACAGTATTTCATTCTTCACCCGGTAATATTTCTCCAGCTTCCGGAAACGCGGGATCTGTTCATTTTTAAACTGCGCGACCAGCTTTGTCAGAAAAGCCGGGTCCGTTACCTGTTCTTTTGAAAAACGATACATGATGCCCTCCTACAGCCCAAGCTTCTTTTTGCTGCCAATCCTGGCCTTCCTTTTCCCCTTTACTTCCCCGTTAATCACTTCCACAAAGCCCGTCAGCGCATCCTCCGCGTCATCATGCCCGTTTTTCCCTTTTCTCTGGTACTTTTTCACATGCTTTGCAAACTCCGGCCAGCGCTGCTCCCAGTCCTCCGGCATGATGACCTGCTCCATGACATTGGAGGCATTGGTAAGGATGCGGGCCTTTTTCGGCTGGCCCTGGTGGAACCATGAGACGCTGCACTTATAGCATTTCATCTGCCTTAGTTCCCTGATGACATTGCGTGCAAACCCACGCCCGCCGTTATTGCTTTCTATCAGTGCCTCCCTGACCCCTGCCGCCTGGAGCCTCCTGGCCGTCTCTGGCTCTGTCACTTCCATCCCCTCGTCCGTATAATACACGTCCGTTATGTAGCCATACCGCCCGATCGTGCCGCCCGATATGCTGCAGAGGAAGTCACTCCCTTCATCTGCCGTATCCGTATAATTAATTATCCTCTCAAACTGGGTATAAGACACAGCTTCATATGTCTTGAACTTCCCATAAAGGGATCCTTTCCTGTCAATCGGGGTCTGCATATAGTTGGCGCCCCATATTTCATCACTCAATGTCTCTTTCTTTTCCAGCAGGTCTTCCGTCGGGAACAGGTCCTCACATATGCTTTTTCCCTCAAAACTGTCTTCCGTCAATGCCTCGAATTTCAATACATGGCATTTTTCCGGCCACTTGGCCAGCACCCTGCCTGCCAGGTCGTCCATCGCCCATCTTGTCAGGACAATGACCACCAGCGCACCCGGAAGCATCCGGGAGGTCAGCGTATCTTTCAAGAATTTCCAGTGCGCCTCTTTTATGGAATCGTTGACGGCCTCCTTAGCATTTTTAATCGGGTCGTCAATAATAATAATATTGCCCCTCATCCCTGTCAGCGTCCCGTCAAAGGATGTCGCCAGGTAGCTCGTATAGCTTCCTTCCAGGCTCCACTTCATAACCGAGCTGTCCCCATATTTGATCCTAAGGGCTGGGAAAAAACTGCGCGTCACATAGTTCCCCTCCCCTTCCAGCTCCTCTTCCAATATCATCTCTTTTGCTGTCCTGGAAAACTCCGGCGCAATAACCCCGTTATACGACACAGTAATTACTTTGTTTTTAATATCCTGCCCGTAGCACCAGTTCACAAAATTTGCCAGCGTATAGGATTTCCCGAAGCCGGGCGGCAAATTAATAATCAGATATTTGGCCGGCTTTCCCGTTTTTTCATTTACCAGGCGCTTTTCGTATGCTTTCTGCAAGGTACTACATAAGGCATCCTGGTATTTCCTCCCCGGCTTGTAGAAATCAGGTTTCCGGAGGTTGCAGAATGTTCGGAAATCCCGCCTCCCGGCTTCCAGGTTCTTATTCCTTTCTGCCTCCGGCGATCCCGGTTCCCCGTCGCTTATCCTTTTGAACTGCCTTGCAAATTCCCGCGCATCCATAGCCTCAATACCTTTCCGAACTCAATATCCTGGCCGCCACATCATGCTCCTGCCGCAGGGTATCCGCCGTCACATCGCCGGACGCAAAGGATTCCCTCCTGCGGCTCCGGTTCCATTCTGCCTGGTACTGCCGCCGTTTTTCCTCCTGCCGGCTTTTCCTATACTGTTTTTCTGCCCCATAGCCGCTGCACCCCTGCAGATGCCCTGAAACATACTTCCTTGTCCGGCCTACTCTCCGGCAGATATCCCCGATCTTCATATGATCCCGGAAAAACAGGGTTTCCGACATCTCCTTCCAGTCCTTCTTTTCCCCATCCATATCCAAGCACCTCCAAGGATACATTTCTGTCATACTGCCTGACGGCATAAACATAGATGCATGCTTCGCCCGAAACATGTTTAAAACCGCTTTAAACGGCTTAAAATCGCTTTAATTCTTTCTTTTGGAATTTCCACTGCAAACTCTGCAAAAGCCGGGAATACGGCCGTCATGCTTTCTGCATTTCCCTTTCCGTTTCATCCGCCAGCTGCATCAGCGCGTCTGCAATATCCGGATGGCTTTCCGCGATTTCCGCGAACACCTTGTCCTTCAGCATCTCCATTGCCGCATGCACCGCCCCGCGCTCCTTCCTTGCCTGGAGCTTCAGCTTTTCGTTGCTGACCTGCGCCCGCTGCAGGGACGCGATGGACTTGGCGATTTTCCCCCTCTCCTCCGCATCCATCTGGTCATCCACCAGCGCCTCCATGACCAGCTGGGATGCCAGCAGGTTGTTGGCCTCGTGCAGCTCCGTGGCCGGGCGGTCAGCATTGTCCTCGGCCAGCAGCTTTGCAAACTCCTTGGCGATCCGCACGGATTCAAACCTCTTCAGGAATTTTTTCCCGTACCTCCCGATGGAGGAATAATGGATGTCCTCCCCGGCCGCCTTCAGGTATCCTGATATGTCCTCATAAGTTTCCCCGCAGAGAAGCCTTTTTTCCACTTCCTTTTTCAGCTCCGGCGGCAGCTTGTCCACCTTGCTGTGACTCCTGTTCGGTTCCATTTCATCCTCCTGCGCCCAAGCCCTTTACCTCCGCATTCCCCTCCATCACGTCCATGCCCTCCGGCGTGATCCGCGCCACCGTCCGATGGATGCCGAGGGCCTCGTTCCCGACTTCCTGGAACTCCACCAGTTTTTTCCCCTGCAGGTAATAAAGCTGTTCCTTCAGCTGCTCCTCCGCTACGTCCCGGCCCCCTTTGCGCAGCACCGCCATCATTACTTTTTCATCCGCGCCCAGCGGGATGCTCTGCCTGCATATCTCTAAAATCTCTGTCCTCAGCGTTTCCTTTTCTGCCTGTCCAAGCAATTTGTTATTCATCGATCACCACTCCTGTATCCGAGATATCCCCCTCCGCCAGGTTTACGCCCGTCGGGGTAAGCCATATGAGGGAGTCCATATAGTTTTCCTTGTTATATACCAGCTTTACATATTCCTTCTTTGCCCCTGTGAGATAATAAACCGCTTTTTTTATCTCCTTGTCCGAATTATACCCTTTGTATGCCAGCACCTGCTTCAGGTTCGCGACCGTAATGTCGTCCCCGTAACAGGCGTACAGTTTTTCAACGATGTTCCCCCTGAGCATCTTGGCCCGGGCAATTTCCATCTTATCCATCATGCCTTCCCCCCAACTCCAGCCTGTCGATCCGCTCGTCTATCTTCCCGATGTTCGCCTGGATGTCCTGCATGGAGCGCGATATGTCCCCCATCGTGTCCGTAATCCGCTCCAGGTTCGTCATCAGGATCCCTTCGCGTTTTTCCGCCTCCCTGCGGATGAGGTTCTCCCTTTTGGCGGCCTCGGACTGCAGCAGCGCCTCCCTCTGCTGGGACGCCGCCAGCATGACGTTCTCCCTGTCCTTCGCGGCCTTTTCGATATCCGCGATCCTTTTCTGCGCCCCGTCATACTCCTCGCGCACGGACTGCTGCCGCTTTTCATCCTGCTTGATAAAATACCGGACAAAGACGACAAGGAGGACCGGGGTTATCCCGATATCTATTATGAACTTGACCATCTCCGCTGTCCCCATATCGACCATCCCCCGTCCTCCTTCCATGTTTCCTCAATGCCGCCCCATAAGGCATATGCTGATCCCGGCGCTTGCTGCCGCCGCCAGCACCAGCAGCCATGCGGCAAGCCGGAGCCTATGCCTGTGCAGCCACTGTCCCATCCGCCGTATCCCCCCTGTCCGCGCATCCTGCCGTGCCGCCGGCCGTTATACGGGCATAGTCCGCCTTGACTTCCGGCAGCACGTTCTCGATCCTGTTTTTTATGTACCCTTCCATGTCCCCGATGCACTCCAGCAGGACGGTCTGGAGTTCCGGCTTCAGCTGTCCTATGATCTCCCTGCATGCGGTTTCCGACACCCTGCACAGGTCCTCATACTCCGCCTCCCCGTTCTTCACCTTTTCCCGGAGTTCTGCAGCGACGCTCCCCTCCAGCTTCCCTACCGTGGCCCTTGTCACTTTTTCCAGCACTTTGTCAGCGCCCTCGAATGCCGCCGCCAGCACATGGCGTTCTGCCTCCTCCGCTTCCGCCGTCCTTTTCTTCAGCTCCGCCCGCAGGACCCTCGCCCCGCTCTCCACCAGGTAAGCAGCCAGAGAAATGCCTGCTGCAGTAATTAATCCTACAAGCCAGTTTTCCATATCCTTTTCCTCCTAAAAATTAAAATACCATCCATGGGCTGCCCCATGATGGTATTTTAATACACTATTACACGCGCTGTCTGTTTTATAAAACTCCTTATAGTAGAGCAAGTCAAATATTATAATCAGCCAGGCTCATCTGCTCGGGTATGGATTTCTTCTTCCCCTTGGCAATCTTCTCCTTTACCACCTTGTATACCGTAGACTCCGAGACATCATACTTCATGCACAGCTCTCGGATGTTAGTCCCGTCATATTCCTCGGAGATGGCACGAAATATCCTGTTCTTGACCAGCTCCTGTTTCTTGGGGATATAAAATCTGCTCCCCCCGAAAGTTTCTGACAGCTTTATGATATTTTCAACACCGATCACCTCGGCATATTCCCTATGCTTCTCCTGTAGGTCGTCCATCGCCAGGTTCTCAAGTATCCCTTCCGTAATCATATGCCACCTCCGATTCTCTGCCAAACAGCCTACACGGATAAACACCCGATCGTTACCGGGCCGGCGATGCCGTCCTCCTTGATCCCCGCCGTCCTCTGGAATGCGGCCACAGCCTCCCTGGTTTTTTCCCCGTACCTGCCGTCCGCCTCCAAGTCCATGCCTTTTGCATTCAGTCGCTTCTGGAGCCACACAACGTCATCCCCCCTGCTTCCCTGTTTCAGCACGGTTCCATCTTCAGGGACCTTTCCCGGCACCGGGCTTCCCCCGAAAGTGGACACGCTGTTTCCTGACCGCTCCGCCCAGAAATATTTCTCCTCACGCGTGTCCACATGCAGGAAACTGCCGTACAGCCCGATCCCCTTCACGCCGATGCCCTCCGCATAAGCGGCCGCCGTCACTGGCGCGACCCCTTCTATGCGGATATCAGCCGCCATGCCGTACAAGTGCTTGGACATGGACGCGCCGCCCACTTTCCTGTTATAGGGTTCCGTGCGGTAGGCGGAATTGACTGACACCGGCTTCCCGAAATAGTCCCGCATAAACTGCAGGATCCTTACCAGCCCGGCATCCACCTTGACCGCGTCGCTCCCGTCCCGGCAGCGGAATTCCCTTACCCGGAAGTTCGTCATCCTGCCGTCCAGCAGGAAATATCTGCCGCCGTCCCTTTTGACGGAATATTCTGTTACGCCCTCTGTCAGTTCAATGCCTTCTGCCTCCATCCGGCCGGTATCCCTGTTCGGAAGCTGCCTGTAAGCATAATTCATGTCCACCTTTCCTCCGACCCCCGGGACTTTTCCCTCCGAGCTGTACTGCCACAGCGCCATATCATCCCGCCCCGCAGTCTTGTTGTACCTTGCATACCAGAGCGGGTAAGAAAGCAGCTCGCTGCCAAACATCCTCTTTAAATAATCCTGGTTCGAATAATTAACCGCCATGTAACCCGCGCGTTCCACCCTGCTGCAGAAAGCCGCCGCCATCGCTGTCGCCAGCACCCTTCCGATCGTTACTCCTTTTGTGCCGGCATATTTTACGGTATCATACTCCAGGTCATAGGCCACCGGGCAGGACAGTTTATATTTCCTTACCGCCTCAAGAGCATATTCCGCTTCCTTTTCCGCCATCTCCTCTGTATATGCATAGGAAAACCAGTATATCCCGAACGGGACCCCCAGCCGCATGCACTCCCTGGCATTGTCATAAAACCTTTCGTCAATATTGTTTTTCCCGTAGCCGGCGCGTAGCATCACGAAATCGACCCCTGCCTCTTTGACCTTGTCCCAGTCGATCTTCCCGTTATGCACGGAAAAATCATACACTTTGTTATAAACTGCCTCCATCTTCTTCCTCCTTCTGCCTCTCCAGCATCGCCTTGAACGCCTCGATGACGCCGGATGCCTCTTTTTTTGTCAGCCACTTGTAATGCTCCACGCCCGTCCGTTCCCGCAGGAAGCCGTCCAGGCGTTTTTCATCCGCTTCCCCTTTTTCATTCCTCCATCCCATCGCTTTTGCCAGGTCCTTGATTTTCCATTCCTGCCTGGCTGTTATCCGTTCCTCCCTGCCCTTCTTTTTCCCGGAAAGGCTGTCGATCACCTTCACCGCTTCCGTAATGCTGATCCTGGACAGGCTGTCCTTCCCTGCAATGCGGGAAACATGGAGGTGGAGCAGGTCGGAATCCATCCCGTTTTCCCTGGCAAGGACGTATATTTTCCTAAGCTGCGCCGGTGTTGCTTTTGACGCCATCTTCCACCACCCCTTTGCTGTACTTCAGTTCTATCCTGGGAGTCTCGTCCACGATAACATATTTCTTTAATTCTTCTGCCAATGCCCTAAAATCCTCTGCGGGAAAAAATGCCCGGACAAGCTCCCAGTTTTTAATTTTATAGATGTAATACAACTCCTCATCCGCCTTCAGGGCCGGATCGCCCAGCGTTTTCCGAAGCATCGCGATGTCCTTGGCATATTCCCCCTTCAGCTTCTTAAGGACCAGGCTCCTTTGTTTTGCATCCATCCGCCATCCGGCATGGTCCACGATCTGCTCTATGGTAAACTCATTGTCATAATCGCCGGTAATGACAGCGATCAATGCCTGGCGGAACTTTTTTTCCACCTCGTATTTTACTTCCGCAGGCTTCTCCGTGACTTTGTCCTTCAGCAGCCCTTCCCCCAGCAGTTTTGTTACCATGGGCATATTCAGGATCTCCAGTTTCTGCGCGCAGGAAACATTCACATAGCTGTTGGTTTTTCCGAAAAATCCCGTGAATTTAATGTTCCTTTCCTCCAGCTCCTTTTCCGCCCTGCGCTGCAGCTCCGCTTTCAACAAGTCAACCTCTGCAGCCGTTTCCTTCGCCTTCTGGTCTTTTGCAGAAGCAAATTCCACCAGCTCGTCCGTGTCCATTTCCTGGAGCCTTGTTACATCAATCTCTTTTTCTGCCAGCATCCTCCTGTTTTCCATTCCCATGCTCCTTTCCGGCATTCCCCGCGCAAAGCCGGCATATGCCTTTTCCCATGTACAGCGCCACGTCCTCCGTCCCTGAGCAGAACACGCACCTTGGGAGGTGCGGCCTGACAAGTATGAACCCGCCTCCCGCTTCCACATCCAGCGCGTCGCCGGCCTGGATGTTCATTTCGCGCCGGATCCCCACGGGTATGCTGACCGCCCCCGCCCTTGTGACCTTTTTGGTATTCATTTTCCCACTCCCTTTCTTTTCCGCCTCACTCTGCATTTACGGGCTTGTGACCGTCTACGGCTGCATTACAGCGGGCCTTGCGGCCCTTATTTTATGTCTATATAGATTTTGTCATCATCCTGCCATGTGAAGGATTCCACTTCATGGTCCATATAGTTCAGGACATGATCCTGATACCAGTTCCCGCTTGTGGCAAGGCCAAAATCTTTATTTCTGATATATAGGATTGTGTTGTCTCCCGCTAATGCTGAAATTATTTTTTTTACTGTCATATTCTTTCCCCCTGCATGAAGGCAATGCCAGAGCTTCCCGGCAGCTACCGTCCTATTTTTATCCTTCCGCTTCCACCAGCTGCACCCATACCGTGCGCCGCCCCCATTCCAAGCATTCCTCCCGCCCCGGCATGTACACGTCGATGCAGCTGCCGTCCTTTATGCGCGGCTCCCCGCCGGTGTCCAGCATCTCGTAGATCCCGATGCACGCCCCCGGCTTCCCGCCGTCGTCCTCGTACATGATGCAGGTCAGGCCCAGCCACTCCCTTTTCCCGGCGCAGATTCCTTCCCTCACCTCCTGCCCGCTGGCAGTCACCTCCCCCTCGTAATACGCCGTGCATTCCAGCCGGAACGGCTCCCCGTACGGGTTGTCCGTGTTTCCGGTGGCATGCAGCCACCCGCCAGCCAGCGCCGTTGCCGCCAGCACAGCCTCCAAAACCTTTAAAGCCTTTTTTAACTGCATATGAATGCCTCCTTAAACATCTTTTTTCAGCAGGTCCACGCCTAAAATTTCCTCTATGATCCGAACCAGTTTCCCGCTGTACCCCAAAATCCCCTCATACACCAGCACTGCGTCCAATATTTCATCCAAAGAATATTCCTTCCTTATGGATTCCTTATCTGCATCCACACTGACTCCCAGCACCCCGTGCAGCGCCTCCATGACGGTTCCCCCATAGCGGCTGCTGTCCGGGCTGCCCTTATATTCCTCCATCCGGATACGCCCCCTTTCCTTCCTATAATATTCTTCCGCTTTCCGGGCCGCCTCCCCGCAGCTGTGCAGGCTGCAGGAATGGGCCACGCTCCATTTACATAACCCGCATACATCCACCAGGCTTCCAATACGGATTTTTCTCTTTTCCATCCTGCCCCCCTGCTGCTAGCTGCCGAGCAGCGCCTTTTCCAGCGCGTCAAAATCATACTTGTTCTGTTCAAACCCGTGGCGCATGCCCGTCCCTGCGGCCTTCCCCGTCCGTTCCTTTTTCTGTGCCAGGTTCCTCATGATCCCCCTTGTATAGGTTTCCTTGTAATCCGGGTAATGTGACATGTGTATCCGCAGCGCCTCCATGACAACGTCCTCGTCAAATTTTCCCCAGCGCTCCTCCTCCTTGTCCTTTACCCCCTGGCTGATCCTCCCGGACTTGCGCGTGCGCGCCAGGACTTTCCAGTATTCTTTTTTCAGCTTCTCCAGACTGTCCATTTTCCCCCTCCTATCCGATATTCATTTCCTGCGCCATCCGCGCCAGCTCCGGCGCCGTAACGCCCCCGAACACGGCGGCCGTGTTCACGAACACGTTCACCGCCCCGCGCAGCCCGTATTTCGTCCTTGCTATCCGCAGCAGCAGATCCACGCTCTCCCCGTCCAGGAAGGCCTCCCGGAATACCAGCTCCACGTCCTTTCTGCAGATGCTGCCCGTAAGGACCTGCCTCCTCATTCCGATCCGGCTGAAGAGCTGCGCGAAGGCCGCCTCGCCGGAACCCTTCATCTTTGTATATACTTCATAGTTCCCCACCAGCGCCAGCCCGACCCCGGACTCGTCGCTGATGCACCTTAAATAATCCAGCGTCCTCACCGTCAGGTGCTGGGCCTCGTCGACTACCAGCACCCGGCCGGAGCCGCGCAGCTTTTCCACGGCTTCCGCATAAATCTTTCTTGCCACCCGCTCCTTTGCCCCCAGGTGTTTCACGAGCAGGTCGTTGATTCCCGTTATGCTGGCATAGGCTGGCGACGCCGTAACCCCTATGGCCAGGCTGTTCCCCCTCAGGTATTCCCTGACCGCCATCGTTTTCCCGGTCCCGGCATCCCCGTACACCACCGCCACCTTCCCCTGCAGATGGCAGTAGCTTATGGCCTCCATCACCGCCTTGGCAACCGTCGTCTCTGCAAACCCCGGCTCCTCCGGGGCCACCCGGCGTTTCTCCTTCACCCTCGTCAGGTTCTCCACCTTCGGGATGATAGTGTGCGGCGTTTTATAGCTGCCGGACAGGAACGCGCTCACCAGCCCGTCGCTGATCCCCAGCTCCCTAGCTATCGCCCTCTGGCTCTTCCCGGTTTCATCCCTGTATGCGGAAAGCGCCGCGATCGCCTCTTCATACGTCATGCTGTTTCCCTCTGCCATGGTCCTCCTCCTGTTCTGCCTTTGCGGCGCGGAAGCGTTCCAGCGCCTTTGACCAGTCTATGGGTTCCGCGCCGACCGCCTCCATATAAACGCCCTCTTCCAATGCCGCCTCCTGCATCCTCACCGGTATGACGACCTTCGGGTTTATCCCCTCCGGCTCCTCCATCCTTGCGGCGGCCTCCTCCAGTATGAGCTTCAGCGCGTCCTCCGCCTCTATGCCCTTTTTCTTCATGTAGGCTTTCACCGCCTTTTCCAGCTCCCGGTTTTCCTTCATCGCCTTCTGCACCTCCTCCTTGGATGCAAAATAGGACAATGCCCCCTTCTGCTGCGCCGTACACAGGAACCGGTCCTGCTCGTCGTAGACCCGGACTTCCTCCAGATGGTCCGGGTCGTACCGGAAATACACTTTTTCCCCGATATGCCCCATCAGCAGCTCGTCCGAGTTAAAATACAGCTCCCTGTCATACAGCTTCAGGCACACGCCGCTGCGCTGCACCTTCACCATGCGGCTGTTGCGCAGCATCATCAGGTTCAGCTGGTCCGGCCTGGCCACCCGCTGCTCGTACAGGCACTGTGCGTACACCTGGTCCGGCGTCCTGCCGCCCATCCCGTCGCCCTTGTGGGGCTGCTTGTTGAAATGCCCCTCGATGTACACGTCCACATACCCGGCAAACTCCTCCAGCAGGGTGAAGTTGGAGGCAAGCCTCCCGGTCTTCTTCAGCCGCTCCGGCCTTTCCGCTGTGGTCCCCCCCGTATACCCGTCAAACAGCCGGGAGAAGCATTCCTTCACTTCCCGGAACGCCCGCTCGATGATCTTGGCCTTCGCGTTTTTTACCAGCGCCGTCCGGAACTCGATCCCCAAGTGCCGGAGGATGGTGGGCGGCTCATGCCCGTCCGTTTTTGCGCTCTTTCGGAACCCCCTGCCGCCGATGTCATGGGTCAGGAACTCCCTCCCGTTGTCGGAATATACCATCCTCGGGATGCCGTATTTCTCAATCCCTCGCCGCAAGGCGTACAGCGTCGCATCCGACCGGGGCGCGTCCGTCACGTACCAGCCGACCATCTTCCGGCTCCTCACGTCCAGGAAGCCCGTGAGGTACACGCGGACGGGGCGGCTGCCCTCCCCGCCGTCCACGAAGACGTCGAAGGTATGGTTGTCGCACACCCATATGTCGTTGGATGCCAGATCTTCATAAATACGTTTGACATATGGAGCGCACTCGTCCCGGAATGCCTTCTCGCCGAACCGGTAGTATTTCAGCACCGGCACCGGGATCCTGTCCACCGCCCGGGCAAAGGTGCTTAAGGATGCCAGCGGGAGGCACTGCTGCAGCTCCCCCCTGTTGCGCCGGATCTCCAGCTCCGTCAGCTCCATGCACCTCGCCACCGTTTTCCGGGACTCGTCCAGGTAATAATACTCGAAGATGTCGAACACGGCATCCGGTATCGCCTTTGCATGGTTCCCGTGCCTTCCCCTCCGGTCCAGCAGCGCCATGTCCCCCTGCCGGTTCGCCGCCTCCAATTTTCGGTACAGTATCCTCTGGCTGAATTTCATGCCCGGGTGCTGCTCCTTCAGGTAGGCGACGAACTCCTCGTCCGCCCTTTTCTTGCTCTTTGCCCCGTTTCGGTACTCCTGCCATTCCGCCAGTATTTTCTTCCATAAGGCAATTTCTTCCCTGTCATCCGCCGTAATCCCTTCCATGGCAGCAACAGGCGGCGCAGTAGCTGCTTCTTTCGGTGCCGGCGGCATTGCTTTTTCCTTCCCTTGGATCCTCTTCCATTTCTTTATGTACTTGGGTTCGATCGCAGCCAGCGGTATGCGGTATTGGCGGCCGGAATTTCCAACAACTCCCTCAATTTCTTCTGCTGTTACCTTTCCGTTTTGGATTAATCTGCATACATAACGTTCACTGCACCCACGTAATGATGCATATTCCTTTACATTCAAATAATCCAATTCATCACCACATTTCTTATATTTTTCTTTACATCCGTTACAATCCGCGCTATAATTGGATTGTATTTATTGGAAAGCCGTTGGTCTTGTTTGGGGACGCGGCTTTTTTTCTGCCCTCCTTTCCGCTACCCGGAAGCAGCATGCTCCCGACGCTCCGGGCCTAAAGCCTCTTTATAGTCGCCCGGACGACTTCCTGTTCTATTGCGATTTCCCCTGTTTAATGGTAAAATATCTGTAAAATTCAGGATGATGACATATGCTGGACTGCATGGCAACATGCAGAGGTACGGATAAAAAGCCGTGCGGTAACAGACTGAAAAAGCCATCCATAACGCAACTTGTTCAAAACGACTTGAAGGCAATTTCAGGAGGTGATACTATTAGCAATATTTTGAGCAATGAAGATATGCAGCCGCATGCTTCTGCACGTCCTCTCATTGAACGCATCAATGCAAGTGCTATTTCTACATTCTTAGTTGAACCCTCCTCCAAGGGTAATATTTTGCCCCTCTGTCAGGTAACTGGCATCGAATAACTGGGCTAATTCAACGGAACTCCGTTGTGCAAGAACGGACAACATTGAGCCAAGCCAGCCATGTCATCTTTATTTGGTTGGAAGGTGCAACGCATAGGCAGTGAGGATGATGACTCCGATAACCTGCCCACGAACGCTCAGCATCCTGAATTTTACTTTTTACCCCGGCCTTAAGTATTCCGATGCTTAAGGCTTTTTCTCATTGCATATTGGCATATTCCTTGTTTATCATCATTCGCTATTCTGCAAGCTTTCCTTTTCCATATTCTGCCTTGCCACTAAAAGCTTTGCCCCACTGTCGATAAGCAAGAGACTTATTTTGTCCAACTTCTCCAAAGCCCTTACCAATTCTTGGATGTCTGGTTTTTCTATGGAAACCATTTCCGCACCTCCTTTACCTAATTCTTTGTTCGTTTCTGGCATGTTGCTTTCATGGGTTTCGAATTGCTTCTAGGTCATGGCTAAATAGCATTTATTCGGCAACTTTCAACCATTCTCCAACGCAACTCATTTTGTGTATTACATATACATTGTAGTTTCTTTAATGGTTATTGTCAATACTTTTTGTTGACTTAATACACGTTTTTTGATAGAGTATTTGCAGGAGGTGGAAAATTTTGAAGGATCGCATAAAAAAAATTAGAACAGATACTAGGCTATCTATGGAGAAGTTCGGTGAAAAGATAGGGATAACACGCTCCTCTGTTTGCAAACTAGAGAGCGGGGAAAATAACCCGTCAGAGCAAACTATTAAGCTAATATGTAAAGAGTATAAAATAAATAAAGACTGGCTCCTCACTGGCGAAGGCGAAATGTACGACATCCCAGAAGATGAGACTGCTGCCATCGTATCCGATTTGCTCGAAGAAGAAACCCCTTTTTACGACCTTATCCTCGGGATAGTAAAATCTTACCAAAAATTAGATCCAAAATCACAGGAAACGTTGGACGGCCTCATCCAGATGCTGCTCGGCAATATGAAAAGAGAGGGCTAATCCCCTCTCTTTTCTATGTGATACTTCAGTATCGTATGTATCTGCCTCAAAAACTTCTCTTCATCAATCCCTTTCACCATATTAATAATATTTTCCTTCAAACGACCGATTTCATCCTCTGCTATTTTTCTTTCGTATTCCATGTAGGGTCCTCCCTATTCCTTTTTGCTTTCTTTATATCCATTTTATCATATTGCTAAAAATATGCATTATTTTTCACGAATTTCCATAAATTGGAAAATAGTATTTCTTTTTACTACCTATTTTATTTTTACATTTATGTTATAAGTTTATAAAATAGTTAATATTTTATAAAATAAAATTTATTAAGCGGAAAAAGTGGGCGATCTTATATGATGTTCTTCATTTAGTTGTTCTAATTTAATATATATACATCTTATCATATGTATACATTAAGCTATATATATGTTTTTCGCATTAGCAATCTTTCTTTTCAAAAAAAATCAGGCGATCTTCGCGTAACTATCCAAATTGAAAAAGCGTGTTAGTTTTGATATTTCATGAGTTATTTAGTGCAAAATACTATTTAAACTACGCTTTAATCTTTAAAAAATAGTTTAAACACCCTTCTATTTCATCACCAAAACACAATCTGTGGAAAAACAATATACCAATATTCATTTTTTATCTTCCTATTAAAAATAGGTAGATTTGCAATTTCTTTTAGTTCCGTATTCGACAATCTTATTTCTACTTTCTTTGTCAAGAATGCCCATTTTATCAATTAAAACGAATACGGAACTAAATTTTGAAATAAAGCATTTTAGTTCCGTATTCACCAATTCCATAATTAAAAAATTTTTAAATTAATTTAAAAAAATGATCTGAACGCCCATTTTTACGGGTTTAAATCATTTTAAAGAATTTAAAACAGAATTTCACTTCCAAAAATAGTTTAAAATTGAACTTATTTTTTGTTATCAATAAGAATGACAATTTTCAATCGCTAGGTAGACATAAGCGGCATATTTTAAGGCTTTGCGGGTTTTTGCGGCTTTTTGCACTTTTTTTGTTTTTTGTCATTCTTCTTGATAATTTACAATTTCCCTCTCTTCCCTTTTCCTTAATCAGTTATCTAACCAGAACTTTGCCATATAAGGCAGAATTCCGTTTATAACCCCGATATGATCGGAGCCATAATCATAAATAAAATACCAATAAAAATAATGACAGTCGGAACCAACAGTTTCGCGTTGGCTCTTTCCCCTTTCTGCTTCACCAGATTGCGTTTTTCCAGCCATAGCTCGTCCGCCATATCTTTTAAAAACATTGTCAACTCTGCCGCTCCCTTTTCCAGACCCTGAATGACTGTTGCGGCAAATTTACGGATTTCCTTGATCCCGCACCGCTCTGCGAATTCCCGGTATGCCGCAGCTTCCGGCACCCCGTTTTTTAACTGGGTCGCTGTCAGCTGCATTTCCTGGAACAATATGGTGTCGGACTGGTTCGCAATCAAGTTCCATGCATCCCGCAACAGCATTCCTGAATTGACAAGCAGCGTCATTTTTGACAGAACCTGCGGGAATTCCGCCAGAATCTTTTCCCTTCTGTCCGTCAGCTTGTCCTTAAAACTCTCATTCATATACCATACGAAAATCGCCGCAAAAACGACTCCGAACAGCAGCGCGACAGGATTGTTGGCCAGAAGCGCCAGTAAAGAAATCAGCGGAAATACTGTAATTACATATGTAATTTTCCCTCCTACGGACACATAATAGTAATATTCGGCATATTTTTTTCCATATACTTCCGACATTAACTTGATTTTTTTTCTGGAAGAATCCGACTTCATATTAAAATGAATCATTTCCATGATCTGGAACCCTATGTAAAAGAGTTCGCACAGGTAATAATCTTCCGAAGGAATGGATGATGTCACCTCTTCAAATTTTTCTTCATATTTTGCCGCCAATATGACCCAGAATAAGACGATCGCCGTCGTCGGCACCAGCATGGCGAGCTGAAACGTACTCTGCATCTTTCCCTCATTCCTTTTCTCTTTTTGTTTTCTTATACTTTAATATCCGTAAATTTGCGTCCAAGAAAATAAGCCAGATAGAACATGCCAAGCGCAATGAGTTTAATGACTACATTTACCGGCGTATTGGACGCCGCTGTCATATTGCCCCCCAAACCGCCAAGGCTGACCAGAATCACCAGAGGCATGATCATCATAATATTCAGTTCATTCTTGTTTCCC